AAATTATTACAGATGAAATCAACAATTATGTTCCTGGTGTAACTGTAAATAAAGTGGATATTGGTATATCTAATCAAGAAAAAAATGAACTTACAGATAGTTATATATTATATATAAAAATACAATTTACGGTTAATAATCAAACAGATACACTTAATTTGACAGTTAATCAAAATAATATTTAATTATGGCAGACATTATACAAAAGTCTTTTAATAGTTCCCGTAGAGAAATTAAGTATCTCAATAGAGACTTTTCTTCTTTCAAAGCATCTTTGATTGAATATTCAAAGACATATTTTCCAAGAACATATAAAGATTTTAGTGAAGCATCTCCTGGTATGATGTTTATTGAAATGGCATCTTATATTGGAGACGTTCTTTCATATTATACCGATTATCAATTTAAAGAAAGTTTAATGCCATATGCGGAAGAAAGAAAGAATGTTTTGGCATTAGCCAACTATCTTGGATATAAAACAAAACCTACTAAATCTGCTACCACAAATATTGATTTATATCAATTAATTCCTTCCACTAAAGATTCTGATAATAACTATATTCCTGATAATAACTATGCTCTTAAAATAAGAGAATATATGGAAGTATCTAATGAAAGTGGAGTAAGTTTTATTACAACTGATCCTGTGGATTTTTCTCTTGATAGTAAGTTTTCTCCCAGAGAAGTTACGGTATATTCCAGAGATGATTATGGTATACCACAATTTTTCTTATTAAAGAAGTCAACAAAAGTGATTGCTGGTAAAATCACTACAACATCATTTACAATAGGTTCATCAGTTCCATTTTATAAAATATCATTATCAGAAAATAATGTAATTGATATAATAGATGTAAAAGATAGTGACAACAATAAGTGGTATGAGGTTGATTATTTAGCACAAGATTTAGTATTTACCGAAACAGAAAATACGGATTTTACTAATAATACTTATGTTCAATATTCCTCTGATGTTCCAAAGTTAATTAAAAGTTTTAAAACATCAAGAAAATTTGTAGTAAATGTTACTGCAAATAACACAACATATCTTGAATTTGGTGCTGGTACAGATGCAACTTCTGATGAAGTGATATATCCAAATTCTGAATTGGTTGGTGTGGGATTGAGAAATATCAGTAATTTAAATTTAAATTATGATACAAGTAAATTATTAAATTCTGAAACATTTGGGCAGTCTCCATCAAATACCGTATTAACAGTACAATATTTAATTGGTGGTGGTTTAACATCAAATTCTCCATCAGATACTATCAAAAATATATCTTCGGTTACATATTTGAATGATACTAGCGGATTAACACCTTCTCAAAATTCATTGTTAACTACAGTTAAAAATTCATTGAGAATATCCAATCCAAATCCTGCCGTTGGTGGACAAAATGAAGAAAGTGTAGAAGAAATAAGACAAAATGCTTTGGCTAACTTTGGTTCTCAAAATAGAACAGTAACCGTTGATGATTATGTTTCTAGAATATATTCAATACCACCAAGATTTGGTTCCATTGCAAAAGTAATGGTGATTCCAAATTCAAACTTATCAATTTCTACAAATCAAACATTATTAAATGGTTTTGTAAATAATGAAAATCAAACAACATTGATTAATAACGGTTTAGAAAATAACTTTAGAAAAGTAAATTTTGATGTTTCCAATCCATTTAGTTTGAATTTATATGTTTTGAGTTACAATTCAAATAAAAATTTGACTCAATCTAATGAAGCATTAGTGTACAACATCAGACAATATTTACAAAAATACAAAATTATATCGGATAGTGTTAATATTATTGATGGTTACATCATTAACATTGGAATAGATTTTAAGATTTTGGTTTATAACAATTTTAATAAAAAAGAAGTTTTAGACCAATGTATTCAAAAATCCAAAGATTTTTTTAATGTTGACAAATGGTATTTTAATCAACCAATCAATATCAATCAATTGGAATTAGAATTGGCTAAAGTTGAAGGTGTACAATCCGTCGCAGAAATAAAATTTAAGAATCTTACTCAAAATGACGGAGATTATTCTCCACACGAATACAATTTATCCGAAGCAACTCATAATAAGATTATATACCCATCATTAGATCCTTCGGTATTTGAAGTTAAATATCCAGATAATGATATTAGAGGTGCTGTAATTTAATAAATTTATCATTAAAAGTCTTATAAATTTCATACTTATATTTATATAATAGAGTATGCACACATTTATATTTCCAAAACAAGACACATTCATAACTAACGAGGTAGGTTATGCCGATAAAAATTTTGGAATTGATGAAATTTTAGAATTAAAAGCACAAAATCAATTAATAAGTAACGTTGCATTTTATAGTTCCGCCAGTCTTTCTGGCAGTTATTCTACATTTGATGTATTAAACTATACTGGAAGTGTTTCTGGAAGTTATATATCAGGCGCTGCAGAATCATCAAATATATATGTTAGTGGATCTTCACAATTTAGATCCACTAATTATAATGGATATGTATCAGGAACATATGGTGCGGGTATACCAATTACATCAAGTTTAACTAATTATAATGGTACTGTAACAGGTAGTGTAAGTGGAAGTATAATAGGATCTTTTACAGGTTCAATTTTCTTTGCGAGTGGATCTTTAACTAATTTTAATGGATGTATCAATGGAAAATTACAGGGTACACAAAGTATTTACAATCCAACTACAACATTCACTAATGATCCGGAATTTAGTAGAATTTTAATTCAGTTTGATTTGACCGATATTTCAAGTTCTCTGTTAACGGGAGATATAAATAATGGATCTAAATTTTTCTTAAAATTAAAGGCTTCTTCTACAAGTGAAGTACCGTTAGATTATAAAATTTATGCATATCCAGTAAGCAAAAGTTGGGATATGGGTATAGGGAGATATGATACTGACGGACTTGGTAGTTTTGGTGCTAGTTGGTATTACAATACTACGCAAAATACCGCTAGTTTGTGGTATTCGCCTACAGCATCTACCGTAACTTATAATTTCAGTGACTATCTATTGACAGCTAGTTTAGGTCCATCTGCATCATTCCAAAATGGTGGAGCTACTTGGTTTTATAATGTACCGTCAACATATTCACAACCAACATCTAATATATCCTCATCATTTTATAATGTATCAAGTGCATCTGTTTATATATCCTCATTTTGTTCATCATCATTGAGTGGTAGCTCATTGATATGTTCACAATCATATTCATATAGTACATCTGATATTTATATGGATGTAACAAGTATAGTTAAGGGTTGGATATGTGGGTGTGTTCCTAACAATGGATTTATTTTGATAAGTTCACTTGAATTGGTCCAATCAGATGATATCAATTCTAGTATTAGATTCTTTAGTAAAGAAACAAACACTATTTATCAACCATATTTGGATGTAAAATGGGATGATAGTACATATTCTACTGGCAGTTTAATACCATTAACTGGATTTAATCCTTATACAGTAGTTGTTAAGAATGTGGGTAGAGAGTATAAATTTGGAAGTGTACCTCGTATAAATATATTTGCGAGAGAAAAGGCACCACTTAAAAACTTTGTCAAGGGATATCAACAAAGTCAATATTTAAGTTCAAGTTTATTACCATCTGATTCTTATTATGCTATTAAGGATAATGAAAGTGAAAATTTCGTAATTGATTTTGATGATTATACAAAATTAAGTTGTGACGGTGCAATTCATTATTTTAGATTGGATACAACTGGTTTACCTGTTGAAAGATATTATAGAATTTTAATAAAAACAGAAATTAACGGTGAAATCGTAATATTTGATAACGGAAACATATTTAAAGTATCAAGATGAGTATAAAATCACAAATCAATGACTTTTTATTAACAGGCCAATTCACTAATAATATTGATGAATTTGGTAATGTAAATTTGTATATTAATTCAAGTGACGCAAATGAACAATATATTGCATTTGAATTGATAAATTTTAATTATAAAAAAGATGAAATTGAAAATTTATACGATGTAGGTATTACAGAAATACAAACAGAACCCGTAATTCAAAAACAAGTATTTGATCAAACATTTTTAACTGAATACAATAAAGTATTGTATGAAAACCAAGATTTGAAAGAAAAGTTGAATCAATTGGTTGATGAAATACAATCTGATTCATCCAAGTCACAATTAAGTGCGGCAAGAGATTTAATCGTAGAATTAAGAATTAAATTAAAACAAGGAAGTAAACCCGAGGATTTTTCCAGTGAATTTCCATTTAATTTGAAATCTGAAAATCAATAATTTATGGCATTTCCATTTCCAACAATATCATCTAACAGTGGATCATTAAATAGTGGTTCTTACTTTTTACAAAATGATTTGGATACATTTGTTGATGTACCATTTCAAGAATATTATTTTGGAAATTCGGAACAAGATATTATTGAATTTAGTGTATATGATATTGAAGGTAATATCAATATATGGAAATATTTGCCGGTGTCAACAACATATAGTGTATTAAATAAAACATATAAAGATGTTGATAACAACACTTTAAATTACAGTTACAAACAGTACAACAGTAGTTATACGATTGCATTTAATAAAAATATATTATTAAGTACACTTCAAGATTTTTCCGGTTCAAATATTAATTCTGGCAATCACGTTGCAAGTTATAATTTTATTAGAAATGTTGCTGGTAATCCTGATTATCAACTTTATATTAAAGAAATTTCTCCAAGTAGAAGAGAAATTAAATTAACCCCATCATTTAAATTAGATTTAACAAAAGAAGAAAACATACTTGTAAATCTTCAATATCAAGCATTTGCTAGAAAAGCAGTATTGGTCAGAGATACAATTCCATTGTTCAATTACTTTTTGGATTCATATCAAATCTATAAAAATAGTGATACTTTAATTAACAATAATAAAGCAATTTTTACACTATTAAGAACCAATTTTGGATTCAAATCAGATGCAGATATACTTGCATTTTTAGATGACACATACAATGGTTTTAATCGTCCTTTCATTAATTCTCAAAATGGACAATTGATTCAAAATAGTTTTGAAGGTGCTAAAAATTATATTAAAGATTGGTTGTATACATATTATAAGTCAATTTATTCATTTGAACAGATTAAGACTCAATTTAAGTATATAGTTCAAAAGTCTATATCAATTAGATTGAATCAGCTCAATTCATATTATACAAGTAATATTGAATTGACAAATCAAGTTGAGAATTTCATTACTGATTTATTTTTTACAAATTTCATTTTAAATGTTGTTGATACTGTTCAAACGTATCACAATAATAAATTGTATGCATATTTGAAAAATGCATTAAATTTTGGTAATGATATATTTTACACTATATTAAATTATACATTTGTAGAAGAAAATGGTAATACAAATATTATTGTAAAATTGTTTAATGAATTGCCATTGGATGTTTCATTAAGAGATAAGTGTTGGATATCAAACATTTCACTTGTACCTACAATTCAAAAGTTTGTAATTAATGTTCCGACAATTAAGAAAAATTTTAAAATATCCGGTCCAAATTTCAAAGTACCAACTGATTCTTATAAGAGTTCTCCTGTAAATTATCAAAATTCAAATGATTTAAAATTGGATAATACTACGAAAAATGACGTAGAATTTTATAAGAAATTAAATAATCTTAATGTTGATTACTCCGATTTTTCTAATTTCATTGTATTTGGTTCTGCTGAATTGAGAACCAAGTTATTTTTAAATAAGGTTACGTCAATCAATCAACTCAATAAGTCAATTAATTCTATATTGACTACATTATCCGCATCTGCAGCAAATAGTGCGTCATCTTATACATTATTAACATCATATCCATTCATTAGCGCATCATATGCAGAAGAAGTAAATGGATATCAATCACAATTAAATACAATTTTCAATTCATTTGACGGATATGATTCCTATTTGTATCAAAATATCACTTTAGTAAGTGGTAGTACAACATCATTTGTCAGTGGTGCATATGTACAAAATTACAATTATCCAGACTACATTGAAAATGCAATTGAATTTGATAAAAATAACAGAGATAGTCTTGTAAATAATACACCAGAGTACATTTTATTGGATGATAACAATACTGATTATTTGATATTCTTGTCAATGATTGGACATCATTTTGATAACATTTACTTGTATATTAAGAATTTTCCAACTCAACAATATGTTGAAAATAATCTATCCTCAAGTTATGTAAGTACAATTGCTAATAATTTATTAAAACAATTTGGATGGAATCCAATTAGTTCATTTGATAATTCATCTATTGAATCTAATTACTTGACGGGTTCAAATGCTTATTCTGATTATGATAAATTAAAGATAATTTGGAATAGAATTCTAAAGACTCTTCCATTGATTTACAAGACTAAGGGAACGGAAGAATGTATTAGAACAATATCTAACATTTATGGAATTCCTCGTAGTTTATTAAATGTTAAAGAATATGGCGGTAATAAGATTTCTGATGAAGATAATTCATCTTACACATATCAAAGTAAATATTACTTTACAAAATATACCAGAAATGGTGATGCAATAGTAATACCAGTATTTGGTACATCAAGTTATGTCAATTCAATAGAATTTAAATTTAGAATTGATTCTGATTATATTTATCCACAAAATACCAAAGTTTATTTGTTAAAAACAACTAATTGGGACGTATCAATCAAAAAGGAAGTTAAAGATACTTTTGGAAAATTAAAATTTGATATGTCGGTTCCGAATGGAAAACCAACTGACTATATTGAAACAGATTCATTGCCATTGTTTAATGGAAATGTATTCAATGTACTAATTAAACAGATTAATTTATCTGCAAGTTATGACACAGGATCTGGCGGACAATTACCATATCAATATTCATTAAGAGTAACATCCGTAGATAATGATGAAATTGTATTTGATGATAATAAATCAATCATTAGTGGAACTGAAGGAATTAATGATGTATTTAATAGTTTTGGTTTACTTTACGTAGGAAATTATACAGGCGGTGGCAATTTATTCCAAGGAAATATTGATAAAATAAATCTATGGAAACACGAATTAGATGATGAATCTTTTATAGAACACTGTAAGAATTTTGATTCTTACAAAACAAACAATGACAGTACAACATATGATAATTTGTATTTTAGATACAGTTATGATTATCCAGTTAATATGTACACCGGTTCATTTTTTGTTGTAAGAAACGCTAACAAGTTGTATTCGCAATATAGTGCATCTGCATATAATTTTGCACAAAATACAACTACACAATCAAATTGTTTGACTGTATCTGCATCTTTATATCCATATCAATTTGATGAAATTGAAATCAATCAAAACATTAAATTGGGACAATATGGTCCTAATAAATTTAAGAATGCAAAGATTAATAAAGCAACACAAACAGTTGAAGCTAGATTAATGCCTAATGAAACTAGTGTTGTAAACAATTTAGTAACTACCGATTCGAATTTATTAGCTGTATATATTTCACCGTTTAAAGTAAGAGATGATGATATTTTAAATTTCTTGGGTGAATATGATATGATGGATTTAATTGGTAATCCATCTAATATTTTCTCTGACAATTATGAAAGTTTACAAACATTAAGAGACAATTATAACAAATATAATTTGTCCGAACAAGTTTTATATCAAGAGTTTATTACTCTTTATAAGAATTATTTTGACGGTTCTTTCTTTGAAACCGTAACACAATTGCTTCCAGCAAGAAGTAAAGTGATTGATGGTATATTGATTGAACCAAGTTTATTGGAAAGAAATAAATATCAAAACCGCTCTATAGACAGTGCTATTGCTTATGATTTAAATAGTTCGTATCAACCACTAAGAAACTTTTCTGCTTCTTTTGAAAGAAATTATAGAAGCACAAGTCAAGTTAATTTAAGTAAAAACGGACTAAACTTTCCATTAACATCTTCTACATATAGTACATTGACATCAATGCATCCTGCATCATATACATCTAATAACTACACAACATTCCAGTTTTCTAGTTTGAATTATGATAAGAGATTAAGTATATTTTCTGTTAGTGGTTCGTTTTTTGATAAATTTGAAAGTAATTATATTTACAGAAACAATAAAAATGTATATTTGTTTGGTACAAATCCAAATACCAGTTTAGAAAATTCTAGTAGTAAATTTGTAAATACATATTCATATGTAAATGTCAATTCTGCATCTTTATTTACTACATATGACAATAATTCTTCTGTTTTTGATACCGATTCCTATCCTATAGGACATTATTCATTGAAAAGAAAAATTTCAAGGTTTTCAACTAATCAATATTTCGTTAATTCTGCAACATCCTCATTTTATAAAAAATCTAGTCAAACTAGATATACAACTGTAGATGATAAGGGAAACACTGATAACTCATCACCAATTGAAAGAACTCAAATAAATCTACAAGTTTCTGAAAATTCATTGATTAGTTCATAAAAAAGATTTAATGAATAATATTTATTGATAAATATACTTATATTATATGGCATATCTAGATAACAAAACTATAACAGTTGATGCGATTTTAACCCAAAAAGGTAGACAATTGTTAGCAAAGAACGGTTCTTTGAATATTACATCATTTGCTCTTGCGGATGATGAAATTGACTATAACTTATACAATTCAACACATCCACTAGGCAGTGCTTTTTATGATATTTCTATAAGAAATACACCAATATTGGAACCATTTAGTGATGAAACACAAGTAATGAAATATAAGTTGGTTACATTACCATCCGGCGTTACCGCAATTCCAGTAATTTCTATCGCACAAACAAGTATTATAACCAATAGATTGAATACAAGTGAATTTATAATTTCTCCAAGTACCAATCCAACATATAATACAACACTGGGATATACTGCTATATTGGGTAATAAGAATGCTGGAACATTATTGGTTACTGAAACAAATAGTATTAATTCTACAAGTGCTACGGTTCCAAGTTTTGCAGGTGATGCCGTTACTGCTGCTTCTCAAGTGGTAGTTGGTAATAAATTTAAATTTGTACCAAATAACGCTTTGATATCTACCATAACTACAACATTGACTATCATTGGAAATGAAAGCGGTGGTAGTTTAACAATTCCAGTTACCGTAACAGTTTAACCGCTTAATAAAATATGATTTTTAAAAACTTTGAATCTACAGACATCGTAGCCGGAAGAATCAATAAGGTTTCTTCTGGATTTTGGGTTGACGGCAATTATGCTGTAACACAATCATCTTTTACAACATCATCTACTCAAGTGGTATTGACTGGTTCAAACCAATATGATGTTCAAAATGGGTTGTATTATTACAATGTATATTACCAAAATCAACCACACTTTTCAATAACATACGGTGATTATTATGGGTCAGGATCATCCATAACAGATTCAACATCATTATATATTCGTCCTACTCAAACAATTTATAATCAATACAAGAATATATTATTGACTCCAGATGATGCGTTTTTTAACTTTAAATCTGGTAATTATACAGTAGCTACGTCTACCGATTCTACTACATCTGTTACTTCATCTGGTATAGTAGTGTTGAATTTCTCAGCAGATAAATATAAAGATCGTGTAGATGAAGGACAAATCGAATTTAGTATTAGTGGTGCTAAAGGACAATTTACATTTATTGATGATTCTTCCGTAGTTAAGAAACAATTAGATGTTTATAATATTATCAGTGGTAGTGTAAATGATGGTGTACCATCTGCATATTCAAGTGGAGGAGTAATCACATATAATTCAATTGGATTGTTTTATCCAAAAACAGGTACAATTGTATTAAATGCAAGTGCAATTAGTTCATCAGTTGGTGTATCATTGACTGGATCATTCGCAAATGTTCCTGATCAAACCAATACATACGCATTGAATCAAAGAACTATGTTCCAAGCAATTACTAAATGTACAACAAAAACATTTAAAGTAAGAAAATCTGAATATTTACCATCCGCTCAATATTTCGTAAGAGTCAAGAATCAAGACTTTAATTATACAAACAACCCAACATTCATTGCAAATGGCACTACTGATAGTTTTAATGGTACAGTATTAACAAGAGGTTCTATTAAAATTAGTGATTTTGTAAATAATCCTACAACATATATTACTACAGTTGGTTTGTATGATAGTGATAATGAACTTGTAGCTGTTGCTAAATTGAGTCAACCAACACAAAAAACTTTTGACAGTGAATTGTTGGTGCGTGTCCGCCTAGATTTTTGACATTGAAGTTTTAATAAGTTTATGTTTGGATAGTATCAAAACTATTTATAATGTATATGTCAAAGTATTTTAATTGTAAATATTGTAATAAGTCTTTTTATCACCGAATTTTTAAAAATCACATAGAAAAAACACACAACGAGTTATATAATGATTATATAAAAAATAATATTACCGATTTTTCAGAAACAGATTATAAAATTTGTGTGGAATGCAAAGATATTCACCGTGGTAGATCTGATAAATGTGGACGGTGTTTTACAAAATCCCACGATATAAAAGAAAATAAAAATATAGAATGTAAATTGTGTAATAAACAAATATACACAAAACTAATTTCTTTACATTTAAAAAAAGAACATAATATAAAATTAAAAGAATATATAAAAATAAATTTAGATGATTTTAAATTATTTGGTTGGTGTAAGTGTTGTATGTGTGAAAATGTTACAAAAAAACAAGGAAACAAACATGAACCTACATGTTCTATTAACTGTTTAAGTAAATTAAGAAAAAAAATATATAGTGGTCGTGTTGGTGTCCGACACACAGACGAAACAAGAAAAAGACTTTCAAATAGTCAAATACTACGATTACAAAATCCTCTAAATTGTCCTTTTTATGGAAAAATACATTCTTTAAATTCAAAAAATAAAATTTCTAAAACAAGAATTGTTCGTGGAGTTGCAAAAGGTGAAAAGAATCCGATGTATGGAAAGACCCATACACCAGAAGCAATAGAAAAAATTTTTTCCCATCGAAAAATGAATAAATTAGAAAAAATAGTTGCTAATTTATTAGATAGAGAAAAAATTCCATATAAATTTCAATTTTTTATAAATAAAAACGGGATATGTAAATCATATGATTTTAAACTATTAAACAATAATATAATACTAGAAATAGATGGAGATTTTTGGCATGGAAATCCAAATACAAAAAATCACTATATAAAATCAAATGAAATAAATATAAATGATACATTAAAAGAAAAAATTGCTACGGAAAATGGATATAAAATTTTAAGATTTTGGGAATCTGATATAAAAAACAATCCGGAAATTATATTAAAGGATATACTTATTAAGTAAGATGATTAAAAGTCTAAACAGAGATGATGTTCAAGTTACACCATTTGTTGCTAAAAAACTCTGGAATCCTACAAATATTGAAGCTACGGATTTGATATTATGGATGTCTGGATCATTAAGTGGATCAATATCTCATATTTATATTGATTATGGTGACGGTACAAGTTTACCTACAACAAATAGTTATTGTGATTTAGCGTTACAACAACAAAGCAATGATTTTGTTCAATATCATCGTGGTTTAAACATTACAGGCACATTTTTTCCAGTTGGTAATCAATACTACAATTCGGCATCTAATCCAACTAATACTGATGGTACTTATATGCGATTAGTGTATAATACCAATAAACAATTATTCTATAACACATATAATAATCCAACTCAATTATGGGGTGTAGAAAATTTCAATTTAGATACTACATATAGACTCCTGACAGATGTAATGGATGTATTCACAATTCCAACAATTAATTTTGGAGAAAAAATTTCCCCATATAGTGTAACAATAATTGACGATCAAGATGATGCCAATTATATAATAGTAGATGACGGAAATGAAAATTTAATACTTAGTGGAAGTTATTTTTCTACTTATCAAGAAATAGAATTCACTGATATATGACCGATCCAATTTATAAATTAAAAACAGGATATTCAATTGCTGCTGATGGTGATTATGTAGCAGTTGGAAATCCTACATCATTTTTATCTGGATCGTTTGTATTAAACAATAAAGGATCAGTTGAATTATTTAAATATTCTAAAACCACGGATTTATACAATCCTAATTTTATATTTTATAAATACATAAATCCAAATGATTTTCCAGGATATTTGTCAGCCGACACTAGTAGTGTAGATACCACATATATTAATGCGGATACATCATCTGTTCCTGTTTTAGGATTGAACATAGAAATTGATTTAGGAGGATGGAATCCTATTATTTATGATGATTCTTATGGTGTATCTGTAGATGTATCAGGATCGGTAGTAGTAATTGGAAATCCATATTATAGATTTTCATTAATTAACGGTTCCACAGTTTATACAGGTTCTTGTGTAGATATCTATGATTTATCGGATTATTCAAGTAGTTATGTATCTGGAACAGTTTATTATCCAAAATATAGTATTACAAATTCATTTGATAATCTAGAATATTCTACATTTGGTGAATCTGTTTCAATTTATCAGAATAAGTTAGTAGTAGGTTCCAGTAAAAATAATTGCGCTTATATATACACACAATCACTAGGCGTTTGGAATCATTATCAAACATTATCTCCTGCGGGATTGTCATCAAATTATTATTATGGAAGTGTTGTTAAGATTGACCCAAGTGGTTCAAATAGAATAGTAGTTGGTAATAAGTCAACCGGAAGCGCTGTTTATGTATATGAATTAAATACAACTACAAATCAATGGGTAGAGAATGATATATTGAATCAAGACAGAAATATTACTGGTTCATTAAATTTTATTAATACTAAACCATATTTTCCTGGCAGTCAACCAAGTGGTAGTAATTATGGCAATTCAGTATCAATCTATGGAGATACAATCATAGTAGGATCTCCAAATGATATGTATTATTATGAATGGAGTGGTTCTACAGTTTTAAGAAATAGAGGAGCAGTTTATTTTTGGAAAAAATGTTCGGATGCAACTGATTGGTTTTTATTAGAAAAATCATTTGGCAATGAAAATATTTTAGAGTCAAATAATTTAGGATATTCCGTTGACATTTATAACGGTAATGCAATTGTTACTAGTACAAAAGATATTAGTCAATTTAGTTCCAGTTATATTAAAAATACAATTAATAAAAGATTTGATTGTAACCCAAATGACAGTATAATTGATACTTTAGGTCAATTTGTTTATTATACATCATCATTATCTACATCGTTATGGGAAATTAAGTCTGTAATAACTAAAAAGAAACAATATGGTTATCCATATACAACATTTGGATATAGTTCTGCAATTACAGATAATATAGTGTCTATTGGTTCTCCATTATTCTTAGTAAATCCATCTGAAATGTCATCATCTGTATATGATACCATCAATGGTTATTCATATATTTATAATTTTAATGATATTGTTACCGATTATCACATTGGAAATGTATTTTATAGAGACGGTAAGATTATTTTGTCAAATAGTGGTTCTATTTTTGATAATTTATTAAAAAATCGTTCTAATCCATTACAATCTAAGTATGACATTGAATATAAGAGCAATGTTAAACTATATGAAAAACAAGTATTATGTAGGATTGAATCTGGTGAATTTAACTATAGTACAAATCCTACATCATTAGTTCCAAATACATTTGATTTTGATATTGACGGTAATAAATATTTTGATTTTACCGACCTAGATTTGATTTTAAAGTATATTAACTATCAAATCAATAATTCATATAATTGGTGGGATTATATGACATTCACTAGTGAAGAACAATCATTGTTTAATCTATATTCTGTAACCTACAACATTTCATCCAGTTATACAACCAATTATACGTCGTTATTGTCATCAAACTATTATAATTTTGATGTTGATGGTAATAACAAAGTTAATTTGAATGATATGTACATACTTTGGAAATATTTCAATGATAATTTGAATCAAACAGAATTATTTAAGTATGTAGAGCCAAAGTCTAGTAGAAAAACCGTACAACAAATAGTAAGTTATATTGAACAAAAGACTGGTAAATTTGGGGGTAAGACTATAAAACGAGATTTCTTTGAATTTAATTATAGTTCATCAATTGACCCAACTGGTTCTTATTTAGCACCATATATAACAACTGTAGGACTTTATAGTGGTGCAGATTTGGTTGCAGTTGCTAAATTAGGTATGCCAATTAAAAATAGTGGCGAATTACCATTAAATATTTTGGTAAAATGGGATATTTAAATATATTTATAAAAAGAAAGTATAATATATGCCAACACCAGTAAATAGAGACTCTTTAAATAAAAGTTTAGAAGAAAGATATAAAACTCAAAAAGTTGGTGGAGCTTTTGATGCTAAAAAGGCTACTCCTGATATTTTTGGTCAAGCAGAAAAAGATTGGACTAAACCAGGATTCGCAAAAGAAGGTGAAGAAGGTCTTGGAATTGCAGGAATTAAAAAAGGACAATCTCTTTATCTAAAAGGTTTTAATAATAAAAAATATAAAGGTTAAACATATACTATATATTAGTATATGGTTATATTAGGTTTAGATTCATCTACATCAGTTACAGGTTGGGCATTTAGTAAAGACGGAAAAGTCTTAGATGCCGGTTATATTGATACCAAAAAGTTTGAAACAACAAAAGAAAAAACTTATTTTGTTATATCTGAATTAGAAAAGAATCCGTTAATTAAAGATATTACCGTCATTAATTTAGAAGCCGCTCTAAGTAGTTTTGCTGGTGGTTTTACGTCACAACAGGTGATTATTACTCTAGCTAGACATAATGCCGTCTTTTCATATATTATTGAAGAACACTTTAAAGTCAAGGTAAATCTGTTATCTGTTAATACCATGCGTAAACAGTTATTTGGTAAATGTAGAATTAAAGGCGTTAAATCAAAACAATTTGTAAAATCAGAACTAGAATCACTTTGTCCAGATGTAGTTAAATTTACGGTTCTTAACAAAAAGGGTAATTGGGATGAAAGAAATGGTGATATGTATGATGGTATAGTTTGCTCATTATTCAAAGATGAACCGCAACAAAATAATAGAATTAGCAAAAAAGATAAAAACTCTAGCCGAAAAAGGTAAGGGCGGTGAAAAAATTGCAGCTAAAGAAAGATTAGATAGGATATGTGAAAAATATAATATATCCCTAGACGAAATTTCTGTATCAGAAGAATCGACGGATTATTATATTGTTATAAACGATAAAAATGAGAGAGAATTGCTCATTAATATTTGTTGTATGATAATGGATGTTCCTGGATTAAAGTGGAAAGAAAAAAATAATTGTGTTTGTATTCGTATAAAATTGTCAGAATATGAAAATATTACCAGTGCATTTGAATATTATAGAGATATGTACAATGACTATAAAAGATATTTAATGCAGGGAATAATTGCCAGAAATGCAATTGGTTATATTCCAAAACCTCAAACATATACACAAGAAAATATTCAACAAGATACTCCACCGACACCTCCTCCCGAAGATGTATCTGAAAAAGAAAAAGACAACAATTCCGAAGAAAAAGATGAAAAAACATCAAGTGAAAACAAAAAATCCGAAGATATATCCGAAGATGTTAAAAAGGAAGATTCAATAGACCCAATCAAATTAATGAAAATTGCTGTTGCATTAGATAAAAAACCCTGGGTTAAAAATGACCCAAATAAAAAGTTGATAGAATAGAAATTTTACGGTAAAGTACCATTGATGTTGTTATATCAAGAGACAATAATATCTGTTTTAAATAAACTGTTGAATCAGACTCCCAAGATTCGTAAGGGAACTGATGCAGTGTATCATTGTCCATCTTGTAAACATTATAAAAGAAAACTAGAGATTAATTTACATACAGGCAAATATAATTGTTGGGTATGTGGATTCAGTGGTACAAGTTTCAAAACTCTATTTAAGAAATTAAATGCTCCATCAGAGTATTATACATCTATTGGATTAAATCAGAAATCTTTTTCTAAGAAACTAACCACGGAATTTTCTATTTCTTTTGAAGATGAACCAGAAGAATTAAAACTGGTAAAATTACCAAAAGAATTTAAACCTATCAGTGAACCGGTAAATGAACTGGAATATAAACACGCTTTAAAATATCTTAAATCTAGAAACATCACTAAGAATGATATTATAAGATACAATATTGGATATTGTATTGAAGGTGATCTAAAAAATAGAGTGGTAATACCATCATATGATAACAATGGCACGTTAAATTTTTATACAGCTAGAAGTTTTTTTGAAACTAAAGGACTAAAATATGTTAGTTGTTCTGCATCAAAGAATATAATTGGGTTTGAATTATTTATTAACTTTGAACAACCAATCACATTAGTTGAAGGACCATTTGATGCAATTGCAGTTAAAAATAATTGTATTCCATTGTTTGGAAAGACAATGAGCAAACAGTTAAAATTAAAATTATTAGAACACGATGTTCCGATGGTAAATATTTTATTAGACAATGATGCAATAAAAGATTCCATCAAAATCTGTGAATTTCTAATCAAGAATAGTATTCCTACAAAACTAGTAATGTTAGACGGAAAAGATCCAAGCGTAATAGGTTTTAAAAAAACTTGGCAACTGATAGACAGTTGTGATACGATGGACTTTGAAAAGTTGTTTAAGTTAAAACTAAGAATATAATATGGCAAAATATCTTAAATCAGATATAAAAGAATTCAAGAATGTATTTCACATTGCGGATATTCATTTGCGTCTTACAAAGAGACACGATGAATACAATCAAGTATTTGAAAGATTGTATAAAGCAATAGAAAAGACACCTGCGGAAACTGTAGTTACCGTATTAGGAGATGTCTTGCATTCAAAGAGCGATCTTTCACCTGAATGTGTAAAGATTACATCTGAATTTTTACAAAATCTAGCAGATAGAAGACCAACGATATTGATTTCAGGTAATCACGATGCTACTTTGGCCAATAAAAACAGATTAGATAGTTTGAGTCCAATTGTTGATGCGATTAATCATAAAAATTTATTTTATCTAAAGGATTCTGGACTTTATATCTTGGGAGATATTTTGTTTAATCACTATAGTGTATTTGATGAACCGGATAAATATATTAAAGTAAAAGACATTCCAAAGATTTATTTAAATGAAACCCGTTATAAAATTGCTTTATTTCACGGTCCAGTAAACAATGCAATTACTGATGTAGGATATAAAGTTGCGAGTAGAACTATTACAAACGAAATCTTTAACGGTCACGATATTGTATTGTTGGGAGATATTCACAGACATCAAGTTCTAAGTCAATCTGACCCAATAATTGTTTATTGTGGTTCACTGATCCAACAGAATCATGGCGAAGAACTTAAAGGTCACGGATTTGTATTTTGGGATTTAAAGACCAAAGTATTTAAACACTTTGAAATTCCAAATGATTATGGATTTTATACTGCTGAAATCAATAAAGGTAAGTTGACTACTGATATTTCTAATATGCCTAAAAAGGCAAGACTTAGATTAAAGTGTTTTGAAAGTGTTGCAACTGAAGTTAAATCTGTATTATCACATATTCGGGAAAAATCCGATGTTACGGAAGTAACTTATGTTCGTGTAGATTCACCAAATACATCATCTAACAATATTATTGACAACAACAATTTTAATTTGACTGATGTATCTGATGTAGATTATCAAAACAAGTTGATTACCGATTATCTTAATAATAAAAACATAAGTCCTACAAAGGATACGCTTGAAAAAATTTATAAGATAAATAAAGATTTAAATGCATCTTTAGAAAAAGAATCTATCGTTAGAAATATTAGATGGAAACCTAAGAAGTTTGAATTTGACAATATGTTTAGTTATGGTGAAGACAATGTTATTGACTTTACCAAGATGCACAATGTAGTTGGATTATTTGCGAATAATGCGGCTGGTAAATCAAGTGTATTGTCTGCATTATCTTTTTGTATTTTTGATAAATGTGATAGAGCATTCAAAGCATCTCACATTCTTAATACACAAAAGATGACATTCCGTTGTAAATTTAATTTTGAAGTTAACGGTGTAGATTTCTTTATTGAAAGAAAAGGACATGCGGATAAAAAGGGAAATGTCAAAGTAGATGTAAAGTTTTGGAAAGAAGAATGTGGTAAAGTTGTAGAACTTAATGGTGAAGCTCGTAGAAGTACTAATGATATCATTCGTGATTATGTTGGTACATATGATGACTTTATTTTAACTGTCTTGAGCATCCAAAATAATAAAGTTGGTTCATTTGTAGATATGGGACAAACAGAAAGAAAAGATTTGTTGGCCCAATTTATGGGACTAACTATATTTGATAGTTTGTATAACGATGCATCTGACAAAACCAAGGAAATCAATTCATTATTAAAGAATTTCAAGAACAATGATTATACTCAGAAATTGTTGAATTTAAATGCCGACATAGAAAACTTTTCTGGTTCACTTAGAAATGAAAATTCTAATTTAGAAAAACTATCCAATCAAAGAGACTCTGAAAATGATAGACTGTTAGATGAAACAAAAAAACTAATTAATGTTAACGGTAATATTATTGATATTGTTTCAATTGAATCAAAAAAGGTTTCATTAGAAAATTCTATATCAACACAATCGTCTAGTTTAAATTCATATAAATCTCAATTATCATCTATCGAATCAATATATAAGGAATATGATGAAATTATAAAGAATTATGATAATGAAAATGTTACAAATAAGTATGATTCGTTCAAAGAATTGGAAACATCTTTAAGTCAAAAAGAACAGTTTATTGAAAAAAAGAAGATTGTTGTAACATCTAAATTACAAAAACTAAAGAAATTGGAAGAACATAAGTATGACCCAAATTGTACTTTTTGTACAACCAATGTATTCGTTAAAGATGCAATTAAAACAAGAGAAGAACTTGAATCAGACAAAGTTGAAGCTCAAAGTCTTGTTGGAGAATATACTAATCTTAAAAATAAAGTTGGAGAATTGTCTTATATAAAAGATGATTGGAAAAAATATAATGATATTCATAAGTTATATGTTGAAACACAGATTAAAATTAACAAATTAAATACTGAAATTCTAAAAATATCAAATAATATTAGTTCCAATCAAAATTCATTAATTAATATTGAAAGTCAAATCAAAGAATATTATAATAATAAAGATGCAATTGAATTTAACAAAACTGTTAAAGATATAATTGATTCAATTAAATCTAATATTAAAACAATTGACTTGGAAATTAAGAATGTAAATAATAACATTATTAATTATAATACTAAGATTTCTGGGTTTGAAGAACAACGTAAAACTATTCAAAAGTCAATTGAAGATGTAAAAGTACTTGAAGTTGAGTATGAAGCATATCAATTGTATACAAATGCAATATCTAGAGATGGTATTCCATATGAATTGATTAGTCAGGCTTTACCAACTATTGAAAAGGAAGTAAATAACATATTAAACCAAATAGTAGAATTTACGGTAATCTTACAGACGGATGGTAAAAATGTAACTACACATATTAATTACGAAGATAAACGCTGGCCATTAGAATTGGCTAGTGGTATGGAACGATTTGTGAGTTCATTGGCTATGAGAGTAGCGTTAATTAACATTAGTAATCTACCAAGACCCAACTTTATAGCTATAGATGAAGGATTTGGATGTGCTGATGCTGATAATTTATCATCTATGGGTGCTTTATTTGCGTTCTTAAAGACCAATTTTGATTTCGTATGGATTATCAGTCATTTGGATAGTATGAGGGATATGGTTGACAATAGACTTGAAATTAAGAAAGAAAACGGATTTTCTAAAGTTAATTATGTATAATTAATGGGTATATATATTTATAGTATATATGCCCAGCATAAAGACAGGTCAAATTTTAGGTTTATCAAGTCAAAGTGTTAATATAGAAGATAAGACATACTTATCTGAGTATTTTAACCTCACAGAGTTTTCTCCGGAATTCTCTGTGGGGAAAAATTCATTAGTAATTAATGGAAGTGATAAACTTAAAATTGGTGCTGAAATACTTACTGAAGCATTTGATAGTAACGGCGTTTCTCTTTTTATAGAAAAAGCTATAAGTACCGATCAATTGACAAAAAAAAGAATTATTGTATTGTCAATTTATGTTTATGAACAAAATTCGGTTGGTTCTGGAAAACTAATATTAGTTTCTACAACAACAGACAATAAAACTGTAAGATGGTCTGCTAATATAAATATAGATGTCAATAAAGTTACCGATTCAAAGATTAGATTTTATAATCAACCGTTGATTGAAGTAGAACCTATATTATCGTATGTAGTATCATCATCTGTAGAAAACAATCCAAAAACTATTACTGGTAATTTTTTATCAAATCCTGTAAAACCTAAAGTAGATTTTGATATACAAAAATTTGGATATAGAAAAAACTTAGTAGATTATAGAATAACAGATGTCACTGCGAATTTTAGTTCTAGTTTAAAGAATTTTCAAGTACAATTATACATAAATAAAATTAAAGAATATGCTAGTTTAAATGAAATTAGCATCAATACTACTGCATCATTTTTAATTAAAGATGTATTAAATACTACCACATTAATTTTAGATACACCATTTACTTACAATAATAAAGTAGCTACAATTACAAATGGAAATTATAAAATTGTTTATAACGATGTAACATATAATCCAAATTTATTTTTATCGTCAAGTTATTTACAAGAATCGTTGGGATTAAGTGGTGCAAAACAATATAAGAAAATTTCTTATGCGAAGATAATTTATAAAAATATAAATACTTTTACTGGTAAACCAGTTAAACATAAAGTTTATAGAAAAAGTTTACGAACACTTGGAGATTTTGAATCGGTAATTGATGAAACATTTGGTGATACTGAAATATTAAAAGATCCAGTTACACCAAACAAAGCATATGAAAGATTAGGCACATTTTTTAGTCAATTTCATATAAATAACTTTTGGTTTACAAGTTCAAATGATATAAATCTTAAATATGATAACGAAACATTTATTGACGGTTTAAAAATTTCCGGTAGTAATTTAAACGGTACATATGCAATTGTAAAATCAAATACATCATTTACAAACCGAAATCCATCTTATTTACCATATAATGAAAATGAACAATTAGCTCAATCAGGATCTAGTTTTGATAGCAATTTTTTAACTTTTTATAAAAATACCGATTATACTCTTTCGTTTAGAACATCTATAGTTGAAAAAATTCCATCAACAACAACAAAATTAAAATTTTATATTACTAGTTCAATACCAAGTGTAAATAAAAATATAGGATATGATTCAAACCGAGGTGTATTAATTGCGGAATTTGCTTATAGTGGAAGTACAGTTGGTAAATATTTTGATCAAAAACAAAATTTTGATTTTAAATTTCCAGAAGATCTTTATGGTACATTAGTAATTTATCCTGAAAATGTCAATCAAATAATTGTATCCGATATATCAATAAAAGTATCTGAACTATATGGATTTACAGGAAATTCATATTATGTAAAAGTTCCGTTTCCAGTAAATGTAGCGAATGAAGTTTTTGAAATAAAATCTGAATTATATGATGTCAATTCAAATCTTTCATATACCAATTTAAGAACCGTTCAAGTTTTTGATCCATCTGGAAGCAGTTCACCACCGGATTTTGGAAGTACAACTATAATTAATGCAGGAACAGTAAATACTAATATATTGAATGTAACAAGTAGTATTAGATGGGAAAATCCTTGTGGTGAAGGACTTGCAGCGAGTGCATTTAAATATTTTTTGATATGGAATGATAGTACTAAACAAATTTGTGTAATGACATCCAGTGCGGTTGCTTCTGGAAGTATAATATCTGGAAGTGGAGGTGGTAATATTACTTCTATAATTGGTGGTCCTGGAGTAACTATAATTAGTGGTTCTGGTCCGATTGTAACTATTAGTGCAAGTGCAGGCGGAACAGGAAGTGGATTTCCATTTACAGGAAGTGCAATAATTACAGGATCTTTAATTGTTACAGGATCAATATCAACATATAATATTACATCAAGCAATTTAGTATCTGTAAATAATATATTAACTTATATCACCGCTAGTAATATAAGTGCTTCAAACATTACCAGCAGTTTGTATGGTACAAGCAGTTGGGCTACTAATGTTGTAAGCAGTAGTTATGCGTTGACTGCTTCATATGCATTAAATGGTGGAAGTGGGGGAACAACACTAATAACTGGCAGTACATATCCAATTACAAGCAGTTGGGCGAATAATGTAATTAGTGCTAGTTATAGTTTAAGTAGTAGTTATAGTGTTTATGCATTGACATCATCTTATACAATATTATCTGAAACAGCGAGTTATTTGTTGCCACAAAATAGTTATTTTATTACTAATTTAAGCGCATCAGGCAGATTATCATCATCAAATGTTAATGTCGGTACACCAAATTCATCATATCCGTGGGGTAATTCTATGACAGGATCTTATTTTTCTACTTGGACTTCTGACACTAATGTTTCTGATGCTTTAAGATTTTTTGCGGGAGCATTTAGTGCAAGTTATCCTATTCCTTCCCCAAATACAAAAACTTTAAGTGGCATTTCAACAATCAATACCAATACAGGTTCTACAATCACAATCAATGGTAGAGTACCAAGTGGTTCGACCGACCAATATATAAATTATTTAAAACCTCTTGGATGGGCAACAATCGGACAAACAATTTTTAGTGGATATACATTTAGAAATGCTGCAAATTATGCATTGTATGGAAGTACGGTTGTTGGATCAACTACAATTAGTTCTAGTTTAGGAACAAATGCATTTGGGCAGGGATTATTAAACAACGGAGTATTAAATACTACAAGATTAAGTGGATCATTCACACTTACATTCGCATCAAGTAGTGTTGGAACAGTAAATTATACAAATAATACCAATGTTGTAGTAAGTCAATCTAGTGATAATGATACTTTAAGTATTGCAACTCCAATCGCATTAAGAATAATTCCATCCGCAAATATGGCGGTCATACCTCCGATATATCAAGATGGATATTTCAATAATTTTACAGGATCAAATTTAACAAACAGTGTCAGTTTATCATCAGTTAGTAGTTCTGGTATTTATATTATATCGGGATATGTAGGAATCAATAGTGGTAGTTCTACTTATTCTTATTTTACAGGCAGTAATTTAACACAATATTATACTCCATTGACAGATGGCAACTTTACGCAAACAATTAGTTCTCCAGGAAGTACAATTACCGCATCATCTATTGTTACCAGAAGTTTAAGTGGCGCTCCTTACATCACAAGTGGATCATCTTACATATATACAATTACAGCAAGTAATGCATTCAATCCATTATATTTTAATGGAACAGTTTCAACAATAACGATTCCAAGTAACGTATTAGGTTTAACCACTGTAAATACAACAACTTTAACTACAAATCCAACCATACAAACCGCAAATGTTGTCAAATCATCCGATTATACAACAACAAGAGCTATTGGTTCATATCCATTTGAATCGGATATAATTATATTTGGTGTAACAATGAGTGCAGTTGGTACCGGAAGTACTGCTGCTTCATCCGGATCATCAATAACAACATTTGCTGTTAATAATACTACATACAACAGATCAGGTTCAGGAACAACACTTGGAAATCAAACAGCAACTATTCATACTGCTGGTTCATTCGGAATTCCTAGTGCAAGTGGTAGTTTATTATACTACGGAAGACCTGAAGGATATACTACTGGTTCTTTAACGTTTAGTGCGACTCCAAATACGGAACAATTATTGGATGAAGCATATAGAATGGTATTAAACGATAACTTATTGAATTCAAGCGGAAGTTATTTCAATAGTGCGTCATATCTACCAACCGCTAGTCTTCAAGTTAAGCCAGGATTTTTGGTAAATCAAGGTGGTGCAAATGGTTATTGGTATCCATCAGGATATGGTACTACTTACAAATATTATGTAAGATATTTTAAATCCACTGCTGTTGTAAATACATTAAGAATTACACTTACTGGTAATACTACATTAGTTAAATGGGATGAAACTACATCAAATAGTATGGCAATTGGATTAATATTTGAAAGCGGTAATTCAAATACTTATGCAAGATGCAGATTATATGATATTGCCAATTTAGCTAATAACATTGTTTCTTCAAGTATACCCACTTCCAATTTATCCACTGATGGTAAAAATCCATTTAGTGTAAATATAGATTTATATGGAAACAATGGTAGTGGTGCAAGTAACAGTGGTGGTGTAATTAATATACCATTAAGAAATGTTGACGGTATGACATTGGATAGTACTGTCGCAAGTAAAGATGAATTATATGTTATTGTAAGATATAATGGAAGTCCAACTCCATTAACAAGTTTGAAAATAGAAAAATCAGCATAATTATATTATATGGCATTTGATACTCTTACAAAAGCAATAAGACTTTTAGTTGGAAGACGATACACCAGTACCGATCTTACCGATTCTCAAGAAGCATTTGCATCGACAATACAAATGGGTTCTTCAGAAATTTGGTCGCAAACCAATCTGATACCCAGTGCAAGTCTTCCATATTCATCAAGTGCAAATCCAGGCACAACTATTACATCTGGTGTAATAAAATATTGGTATAAATGGCCACTAACAGTTGCAAACAATACTATTACTGCTAGTTCAGTCTGGTATTTTACTTCACCAACTGGCAGTGTATCTGGTATTGGTAGTCAATTAATAGATGCTGGACAACAAACCAATTTTATTAGTCCAAAATATATATCTGATTCAAATATAGTTAATCAAAGTGCTGATGCTGATAACAACGGTAATCCTCCAGGCTATAATATAGCATTATTTACCTCCGCAAACGGTATAACATTTAGTCCTTTAAGTCCAAGTGCGTCATATCAATTTGATTATAAAAGTGGTATATTACAATTTACAACTACTACAGTACCGTCTAATAGAGTATATGCAACTGTGTATCAATATGTCGGTAGAATGTTATCAGACCAAAACGATATAATTACACTGAATATTAGTGCAAGTAATATCAGTGCAAGCGGTAATATCACAGGATCAAATGTATACGTAGAAAATACTATTACCGCAGACACTGGTTCGTTTATATATTTAAATTTAAATAATACTGGGTCTGCACCAACAAATTATACATCATCAGGAATGCCTGGGGAAATAAGATTTGACAACAATTTTATTTATATATATACTAATAATGTATGGGTAAGAACACCAATTGCTAAATGGACAACTTAACCTTTTAATAACGATTTGTTTTCAACAATAGGTTTTTCTTCATTTGGAATGCCCATTCTCATTTTAAGCATTCTTAATGCTGCTTTTGGATGCATTCGTCCACAATTAAACCCAAGTATACCATACTTACGACAAAATGATTCCAATTCATTAATGTCATTTTCATCATAATTGACGACAGGAATATTAGTAGGGTCTTCCTGTTGTTGTTTTTTCTTAGTCATTAATGCAACAGGATCAAAATCTGGGACTCTTGTTGCGGTAGGTCTTTGCATAGACATACCGTTAAACATTCCACTACCAATCGATGGCCATTCTTCCATATCAACTTTTATTCTTTGCAAATTGTGCAAATGCCAATGCATTTGTATTCATTCTTCGTTTGATTTGTTCTGGTCCACTTCTTGCATTTTTATGATTTAAATATTCTTTAGCGGCTGATCCCCAATTACCATTATTCATAAGAGTAATAGTCTTTGGACCCAAATCACCTCTATATAAAGCATTTATTACCGCATTCTTTACTGATATTGGTAAACTATTGAAATTACTAATCTTAATTGATGCTAGTTTTTCTTTAATTTTTACATCTACATTGAATAGTTTTTCAATTTGATCTTTGGATAGTTTTTGTTGACCGTTTAATACTTTATCATAATTAACTGCGTCACCAAATAATGATTTAAACAAATTTCTATCTTCTTGAGAATTATTTAAATAATGTCCGATACCAATTGTTGGTTTGTTTTCAGTATCTTTATAAACAGTATCTTTCATACCTTCCCAATGAGCGATATAATCACTGGTCTTTTTGTTTAATAAAGACGATTCTCCACTTTTTATTGCTGTTTGTACAATGGGAACTGTTTGTTTTACTTTAGATGCATCAACATTTCCAGTCAAAGCGCCTAATCCAATTGCACCTGCGGCAACCCAATCTTTCCATCCTTCAGTAAGTTTAGATTCATCAAGATTAGTTAAATCTTTGATAATATCTCCTTTACCAGTGGCAGTAATCAAAATACTTTTTTCAGCAATAAAGTTTCTGATTGCATCTAATACATTTGATTTTACTGCAGGTACATTTTTATTTCCATTCATAGAAAAGTCATAATTTTCCAGATTGGATATCGTCAAGAAATTATGACGCATATCCAAAACTGCTCTAACATAACCTTTTCTTATTGCATTATCGTAAGTATCAACTAAAGTATCACCTACCAAAGATGAATCGTTGTTTTTAATCCACTCTTCGTGACTATAACCGGCTTCGGCTACAGTACCATCTGGTTTAAACCAATATTTCTTTTCTGGAGTTGACATTGTACTAAAACGAAATTGTCTTTTTTGTCTTTCTTTTTCTTTGTCTTCGTAATAACTTTCACCAATTTTTTTTCTGTTTACATAAAATTCATCTATTAAATCAATCATTTGATTTTCTAATTTTTCTATAGGATACGACATAATGTTTTATAAATATTACACAATTACCTATAAATATTAAATACTATAAAATTTAAGGTTTCATTTATCAATAATTTTAAAATTGTTTATAAATATTAACATCTTGAATTTTTTGAGAATATTTATATTTAGATTTTTTTATTAAAATTTCTACATTTGAAAGGAATTTAACATATGCCAATAACTGAAGGAGGAAAATTTAGTCCTGTTGACCGTATAGTCAGCCCAGGAGTATTTACAAGAGAAAACGACCTAAGCGGAGTAGCACAAGGTGTTGCCGAAATTGGAGCAGTAGTACTTGCTCCATTCCCAAAAGGTCCTGGATTCGCACCAACATTAATCACCAACGCAGCCGATCTTGAAGAAAAGTTCGGTGTTGCTGATGGTGTTTATTATGGTCCATACACTGCAAAAGAATACTTAAATGAAAAAGGATTCGTTACAGTTTGTCGTGTAGGTGCATTGACAGGATATAGACAAATTAATCCATTCGTAATCTGGGCACAACCAGGTACTTGGGCCAGAAGCGGTTCTGCTGGTGCTTTAAATAGTGGATCTTCATATGTACTATATGACAGTGCCAATATTTCCAGTACATTCACTTATGTATCAGGAAGTGGTCCGGACAATGGAACATTATCATTTATTTCTGGTACAACATTTACCGCAAAATTTAATTCTGTTGCTGGAGATGCTTCTGATTTAAATGTAAACTCTACAAGTGGAAGTTTATATAATAGTGGTAAAACTTATAGTTTTACTATAGGTTCCGTATCATTTGCTACATCACACGTAACATCTTCTTATCAAGGAAATGGATCTTATACAAATAATGATAAATTATTGCAAGCAATTGCAGAATCCACATCAACCACATCAAATTTCAGTGCTTCACTTGCAAATAGTGTAACAATTACCAATTCTGATAGAAATTTGGTTGGTACTAATATTACATTGGTAAGTGGTAGTATATTTGCTCTAAGATCTTCAACTGGTTGTGGTACACAAGTATATCTTAAAGGTGTAATCAGTGGTTCATTCGGAAAAATTACTGGAGCGTTCAGTGCTTCTTGGTCAGCACCTGTCGATCCATGCAATCCAACCGCAGTAACTAATAAACCAAGAGTATTAGCAGTATTAGCAAATACTCAATATGGTACATTGGATAGTAGTTTTAATGCTCCTGGTTTCAGTGGTTCTGTATTGAATCAAAAACTTGCTACATCTGGGACTTATACTGGTTCTGTAGATCCAACATCATTGAGTAATTTCCAATTAATATTGGCTCAAAATGCATCTTTGATTGGATATTATGATTTCTCATTAAATCCAGCAGATTCAAATTATATTACAAATGTATTTGGAAATGATGCAACGGTTGGTAATCAAGACGATCAAGTTTCTGGTGCCAAGATTGAAGCAGCTTACTTATACAAGACATTCGAAAATTCAATTCAAAAAGTAAATGATGAATTGAACAGTGGAAGTCCAGGTTGGAAAGTATATGGTGCATATCTACCATCCAGTTCATTCGCAACTGGTGAAGTATTAAAATTCACCGATCAATATTCAACAAACTTGAATGCAGGTGATTCTCAATATGGATTGACCAGTGCAGCAACCCCTTGGATTCTTTCACAAGGAATTGCTCCTTGGAGTGGTAATGCAAATCCAGGTTCAGTAACAAAATATCAATTGTTCAAAGCACACACTTTGAGCGACGGTACAAATACAAACAAACAATATAAGATTGAAATCAGTAATATTAAATTATCTGGTACAGTTGCAGGAAGTGATTGGGGTTCATTCACACTTGCTGTAAGATCTTATAGTGATACGGATAAGAAACCAAAGTATTTGGAAATCTTCCAAAATTTGAGTCTAGATCCAAATTCTTCAAACTTCGTTGCTCGTAGAATTGGTGATAGATACAACTTCATCACTTACGCTGGTAAAATCATTGAATTCGGTACTTATACAAACTTAAGTAAGTATATCAGAATTGAAATGAATACCGTTCCATATCCAGTAGCTTCAGTTCCTTATGGTAATGAAGCTTATGTTACTCCATTAGGAGGTACAATTGGAAATTATGTTCCAGTAGTACAATATAGCAAGGCAAGTATTTATGGATTAGCCCCAGGCAAATATGCATCTGGTACAGTAATGAGTGATATTCCACTAGGTGCTGATTCAGAATTGACTGCTCTATATCCAACCAGTTCTGCAAATGCAGGTGTAAAGATTGATACAGAACAATATTTTGCTCCTCTACCATTTGGTGCTACTGTAGGATACAATGTCGCATTTGATTTGGAATCAACAAGTTCAAATGTTGGAACAGGTTCATTACTTGCTGCTTCATTGAGTGGTAGTATTCCTTCAACATATGATGCAACTAACGAATCTACATATGTTAAGATGCGTAAGTTTGTAGTAGGTTTCCAAGGTGGATTTGATGGACAATCTCCATCAATTCCAATCAATGTAGGAAGTGATATTATCGCAGGTAATACACAAGGTTTAAATTGTACAAATATCAACAGTGCAGGTTCAATCGCTTACAAACAATGTGTAGGTGCTCTTGGAAACGCTGATGAATTTGACATCAACTTGATTGTAACTCCTGGTATTTTCCACGAACAACACAGTTATGTTACTGACTTGGTAACAGATATGTGTGAAGCCCGTGGTGATACATTCTACATTATGGATAACGTAGTATTCCCAGCAAGTAATCAAACTGTAGGATTGATTGATGCAGCAGTAAATGATGTGTCTACAATCGATAGCAGTTATGTTGCTACATATTATCCTTGGGTTAAGATTCTAGACACTAACTTAAACAAGATTGTAAGTGTACCTCCTTCAGTAGTAATGCCAGCAGTTTATGCTGCTAATGACAATGCTGCTGCTGAATGGTTCGCTCCTGCTGGTTTAAACCGTGGTGGAATCGCACAAGCAGTTCAAGTTCTAGATAGAACAACGCACGGTGAACGTGATACATTGTATGAAGGTCGTGTAAATCCAATCGCAGCATTCCCTGGTCAAGGTATCTGTGTATGGGGTCAAAAGACACTTCAAGTTCAATCAAGTGCTCTTGACAGAGTAAACGTTCGTAGATTGTTAATCGCACTTAAGAAGTTTATTGCAAGTAGCAGTAAGTTCTTGGTATTCGAACAAAATGTGGCTGCTACAAGAAACCGTTTCTTGAGTATCGTAAATCCATATTTGGAATCTGTACAACAACGTAGTGGATTGTATGCTTTCCAAGTTGTAATGGATGATACAAATAATACTCCTGACTTGGTTGATAGAAATATCCTATACGGTCAAATCTATCTACAACCAACTAAGACTGCTGAATTCATAGTGCTTGATTTCAATATCTTGCCTACAGGAGCAGTTTTCCCTGGCGCTTAATTAATATTTAAATAAATATGTAAACACAACCTCACCTAGAAATAGGTGAGGTTTTTTATTTAACAAATAATTTTACAATTATAGTTTTATTTAATATATTTATAGTATATCATAGTAACACCATGACAATATATGCCTTATAAAAGATGTAATCAATGTAAAAAAAGATTGAGTGATAAAAATAATAATTCTTTTTGTAATAATATATGTGAAAATTTGTATATAAATTCAGCCGATATTTTTTGTAAATTTTGTAATATATTATTGGGAAAACAGTCTACAATTAAAAATAAAATTTTTTGTAATAATGTATGTCATAATAAGCATCAACAAAAAACAAATTTAGAAAATAGAAATTGTATATATTGTAATATTGATTTTGTAGTTACAAAAAGTTCTAAAAGAAAAAAATTATGTTCAATTAAATGTGAAAATTTATATACAAAAACATGTGATAGAAATAATAAACGAAAAAATACTTTAATAAAGAATAATTTAGAAAAACACGGAGTAGAAAGTATCTTTTCTTTAAAATATATTCAAGAAAAATCTAAAAAAACTAAATTAGAAAAGTATGGTGATGAAAAATATAATAATTTAATCAAAGCAAACAAAACAAAATTGGATAGATATGGCACTACAAACTTTAGTGATAAAGCTAAAAAAACTAAATTAGAAAAGTACGGTACACTAGACTTCAATGATAAATCAAAACAGACTAAACTAGATAAATATGGCACGCTAGATTTTAGTGATAAAGCAAACAAAACAAAATTAGAAAGATATGGCACTAAAAACTTTAGTGATAAAGCTAAAAAAACAACTATAGAAAAATATGGGTCATATTCAAAAATTTTATTAAAAAAATCATTTAAACGATTAGAAGAAAAATATTCATCTATTGTTAAATTTTTATTTTCAGAAAATGAATATGTTGGTGTAAATGAATATAAAAAATATCAATTTGAATGTTTAAGATGTTCTAATATTTTTGTAGATGATATGTGCAATGGTAGTTCACCTATATGCAGAATTTGCAATCCAATAACAAGTAATATTTC